CGGAGCGATTCTAGGGTGCGCTGTGGTCCGTATTGACGCTCTAATTGCATCCCAGCCTGCACGCCTGCCTGTTGGTCTAGGGCTGATAGCTGGCGTTCCAGAGAACGCTGTTGAGGCATATATTGCAGGCGAAGCTTATTCTCAAGCTCTGCCATTGCTGGTGCTTTCTCGATGTAGGTATCAATGTTCGTCCTATACGCAGCAGCATTAGCCTGCGCCACTGCATTCGGATCGGGCGGAGGAGGAGGTGCAGGAATAGACGGTGATCCACCCATGGTGTTAAACCCTAGCCTTTCGCATAAATGTCATATAACAATAACTCCTTGGTTTGCCAGAACGATTAAAGGTGATCCGCTTGCGAGGACCAAAACGCTGCCAAAGCAGCAACAGCAAGCATCTCAAGGATTTAGCACCTTTTGAGGAGATAGTCAAATCAACAAACACATTCTCACCCTCTTCGCTATGCACATAATGATTAGGCTCTTGCCCATCCTTTATGCACCTAGCCAAAGCTACCCCAGCAATCCCATCCTTATCCTCGACAATGCCAACCATTCCTTGCTTCTCAAACCAGCTAAACCACTCAGCCAAGTTAGGCCACATAGCTTCTGGCACACCGCTTTGCTCAATGTACTCAACAGCGGTCATATTGTTTGCTGGACCTGGACTGTGTCTGGATTGGCGGCTGCCGTGATCTGGCGGATAGCCATCTTGTTTGCTGGGGTTGAAATCTTGATGTTAAGCAACCGCCACTTTTCGTACTTGCGCAGGTCGCTGGCAAGCTTCTTTTTGACTGATGTTGGAAGTACGGCTGGAAGCACGAAATCAAGGGTTAATACCGAACTTGCAATGTTAATGTTTGACTGAACATCAATGTCTCCAACGTCAATATCACGCTGGATTGCTACTGTGGCATCATTTGAAAACGAATTGTCAAAGATGACCTCGAAATGGCTTCCGTACTTTAGCGAGAAAGGATCGCCAAAGTTAAAGTCTTTGGTGCGCACATAAGACTCGTAATCAGTTCCAGCGTCTTGATAGTCTGCGGACGTAGTGCCAGCGGGAGACTTGTAGCCAGCATACTCCTCAATGATGCCATTGGTCTTCTTGAACATCGCCCTAGAACCTTCTTGATTAAAGTTTGTAAGCGCAAACTGCATAACCTGCGGACTCCAAGTTCCCTCGAATGCGCCTAACGCAGTATTGTAAACCAAGAGCGTGTCGTTGTAATCGTTTGATCCAGTAGGTATGGCAAGGAAGTAGCGATTGTCGTAGTAGATTGCAGTAGCCACCCTAATAGAATCGGTATTGATGCTCTGGATCACATCCTTGACTATCTCTGAAACTGGTATGCCAACTGAACTAAAATCGTCAGCAACAGAGCGAACAAGCGATCTGATGCCGTTATCGGACAAGAACAGAATGTCGCTGCTTACTTGCACCGCAGTGCCAGTTGCCACGCATCCAGTGTTGTTTGAAATGATTGAAACAATCCAATCCGCACCAGAGGTAGCATCGCTAGGAATGTCAACCTGGAACACTCTGCGCTTCTTGAATACGATCAGCCTATTCTTGTAGTAAGGCACAACTGCCGTAATCTGATCTCCGTCATCGCCGTTGACAACAATGCTGTTGGTCGATGCCCACACTGAAGGATCAAGGATGTCAGAGGCATAAAGCGTGTTTCTGTTTGCACCAGAGCCAACGCCAAATAATCTGTTTTCAGCGTTTACCAAAATCCTAATACCCGCTGGAGGCGGACTAACCGTTGCCGTTGCCGTTGCACCAGAACCATTCCCAATAATTGTCACAGTTGGAGCAGTAATATAGCCAGACCCACCATTAACAACTGTAACGCCAGTAACAGCCCCGCCAGCTACAGTTGTAATTAGCTCTGGCATTGTTCCGCCAAGTGTTGGGCCAGTAATGATTGCAGTTGCGCTGGTATAATTGCTGCCGCCAGTTGTTACTGTGATTGCCCTAACCTTGCCACTCTGCCTCTCAACCGCAGTTCCATCCCAATAATGAAGGTCACTATCGGAATCAGATAGAAACATCTTGTCAACAAACTGTGCAAAAGATACCTCAATGTCTTCCGCAACGCTGTAACCGTCACGCCATTGGCTGGTGGCTGCTGTCCAAGTTATGTTTGTTGCATTCCATGTGGAATACGGAGTGTGAACAGTTGCACTTCCGTTTGATTCAATGCTGTAAAATCTACCGCCAGTAACAGTTAGCAATTGCTGGTATGCGGATGTCTCGTAGTACCGCATCCCTCCAACGGAAGTTACCGCGCTGGTTGCACCAGTTGCAAAGCTTGTCGCACCCACGCGAGTCTCAAGATTACCCTTCGGTGAAAGGGTCATATTGTATAACTCTTGTACTTGGTTTTCGGCCAGTAGGTCGGATTGTAATCCGCTGGCTTGACCGCCAGTAAAATTGCGTATTCCGTCAAAGGACAGAACATCGTCCAAATTGTCGCTGTAATAAGGCATAAGCCTCCTTTACGCCGAGAACATTTCTTCTATGGTTAACTCGCCCAAGCTTTGCGGTGTAATCTGCTTCACTCCTCCAACCTGGCTCAACTCGTAGTTAGCCATAGCCGCAAGGTCAGAATTAGCAGTCTGCGTGATGGCTTGCGCCTTGGCATACTGCCGTTCACGCTCAAGTGCATCAGAATGCGTCAAGGCTAGAACCAAGTGATGAACGTGGGGTAAACGAAGCTCGTCATCTAGCGCAGCTTGGGATGGAGGAAAGTCAACAATAATGTTTGTGCGGGTTAAGCATTTCAACTTCTCTACAACACGCAATGGGATTGTGCCAGATGTAGCAAGCCTTGGGTAAAGGTTTAGCTGTGCGATGCCACTGCTGTTACGGCCAGTAAAATGATAGGTATCTGGATCTCCAGTACGCGCATCGTCAAGCAAGCCTGGGTCTTGGCTGACAATCGTTGCTAAGTCAATCGGATCAACCTCCGCATCGTTGTAGGCAACCGAGAGGGGAGTTTCGACATTCGTGCCTAGTGTGATCTGTCTGTTTGTTCCAACTGAATAGGTCGAGTTGGTTACAGTCTCACGCCATGGGGCAAAATCCCATACACGCCGATAGGCCAAGCTTGCGGCCTTCTGCAAGAAGGTAAGCGTATCCGAGTCGGTCTTGCCAACCTTCTCGCCTGCGTATTGGGCGATTTCAGTTAGGGTCATTTATGCCCTTCCTTAATTCAACACGCTCGGCCAGACAGCCTTAATCTCTTCTGGCGTGTTGCCAACAATCTCGGTCTGGGTCACATCGCGCAAGGCTTGTTTCTTGGATGCAATCTCTGCTTGCTTAGTTGTGTCAGCAGATTCAACTGCTTTCATAAACTCAATGTCAAGGGAAGCAAGGAGAGGTTTGCGAGCCTCGCGCCACTTGTCTTTCCAAATCGCTTTGGCTTTATCTGGATTTACAATAATCATTCTTGGTACTCCCATGCGTTGCGGAAGGTTCGATCGGAAGGAATCTCTGAGGAGTCAACTATCTTGTATGGCTTGCCCGACGGCACGTCTTTAGTAGCCAGCTCTTCCAGAGTCCCATTCCAGTTAGGAGATGGAATTAAAATGGTTACCCCGCCTTCGTTATTAGGATATATAATTCTTTTGTTCATATATTTAGATTATAAGAAAACAACCGCAGAAGCTGTAGCTGAATCCACCCTAGTGCCAGGTGGATTAGTGACTTGAAGATTAAAATTTGATGTCCCAAGACTGTCTGCGTAAACAAATGCGTGCGATCCTCCCGCGGTAACTCCGTCTGCTTGTGCAACACAAGCATAGCTTGATGTGGTTAGCGAGGACGAAAAATTGACAGTATAATTACCAGTTGCGTTATCTGTTATGGAGCTAACATTAAAATCATCTCTAATTGCAACTGTTCCAGTTCCATTAAAATTAACCCAAGCTTTTGCAGTTCTCTTTGCTACGTTGTCAGCTTCGGTTGTGCTGGTCGATAGCTTTGCAAATGTGATTGATCCATCTGCTGGCGTTGATGAAAATGTTCCAGTTGTTGCAGATGTAATTCTTCCTTTTGCATCAACAGTTATGAATGGGATTGCCGTTACGCTTCCATAAGTTCCAGCCGTTGCTCCGCTTGTAGCAAGAGTGGCCGTACCCTGGCTAATCGTAAAGTCACCAGCAAGGGTGGTAGAAAGATTTGTAATTGTAGAAGTTGTGCTGTTGAGCGTAACAACTGTTCCAGATGTACTGTTAAACGTGGCAACTGTTCCAGACGTAAAGATGCCTGCTGTGCCAGTTGTAGTTCCAGCGGTTAATGTAGGGATAAGCGCGGTTGTAATCGTTCCGTTTGTAATAGTCCCATTCGTAATCGTAGCCGCAGTCGATGTAGTTGTTCCAGCGGTAAGGCTAGGAATCGTTCCAGTAGTAATAGTTGCGCTGGTGCTTACTGTGCGGTTGCCAGTAGCCGTTCCGTAGGTCAGCGCGCCAGTAAGGTTTAGAGTTGTAAATGTTCCAGCAGTAAGTCCGTCATCAAGAAGATTCTGAACTGTTACCTTGCGTGGGGCTAGAGAAGAGTCAACGCTGTCTGGAGCGATGAGTAGCAAGTCAGCCGTACCAATGGTTGTGATCTCCTGTTGGTTCTTGATGATCGCAGAATTTACAAGCGCGGTATCAATTAGGTTATGCAGGCCAGCCGCAGTAACCGTACCGTTGGTCAAAAAGGTCTGCTGACGATTGATTATGTTTGCCATATTAAGCTGTAAACCTCAGTGCGGTTGCAAAGATTGTTCCTGCGGGAATTGTACCTGCGGTTGAGCCTTTTCCGATTATGTTGTATTCGACAACATTCGTTGCTATCGGAAAGAAGTTTGTTATAACCAAAGCACCAGTGCCAGTGGTTGATCCAAGGCTGTTGATCGAAGCAATCACAATGTCGCCA